TGACATGATGCACAGCGACAATCGAAGCAATCAGACAGAGGCCAGTGGGCACGTGCTCGACGTTGATACCCGGTACCATAGGGTGGTAGAGTATTTGATCCGTGCTTGCAGAGATGTTGTACAGGTTGCTGCCTCTATTGCCGCTGAGGTAGAGATTGTAGTGCTAGAGGGTAATCACTCTTGGCACTCCGAAGTGTGGCTTTCACGGGTTCTAGATGCCTATTACAGCCAATGCCCAAACATTAAGGTCAAATCTGATCCCTCCCCTAGGAAGCACATGGTGTTCGGCGACAATTTATTACTGTGGGCGCACGGCGACAGGATTGCGGCACAAAAGTGGCCCATGATTATTGCCGCTGAGTTTGCTAAGGAGTGGGGCCAAACCAAGTACCGACACCTTAAGATGGGCCACATACACCATAAGAAGACAATTGCACCAGTTATTGTTGACGAACAGTCGGGCCTGGTGGTTGAGTACCTAGAGGCATTATGTGCCACGGATGCATGGCACTCTGGAGCTGGCTTTGTTGGAAGCCAAAAAGGGGCAAGTGCGTTTGAGTATCACAAGACCGAAGGACTAACGACACGATATTTTAAATCTATATGAAATTAATTGCGCTCAATGGAGCTAAAACAGTTGGTAAAACAACAATCGCCAAGGCACTACAATTTCGAAGTAGAGATGTTAAAATTTTATCCTTTGCGACCCCTTTACGTGCAATGCTTAACGCAATAGGTGTTGAGGATCGATATTTGAATTTAGATAAAGAGGAGCCGGTCCCCGGTCTTGGAAAGTCAGCTAGGGACATGCTTTGCACTCTGGGCACTGAGTGGGGCCGAGGAATGGTCAATGAGTCAATTTGGCTTTGGGCTATGGGCAGACAAATTGACGAGCTGGTTTACAACTCCAAGAGACCAGATGATTTAATTATAGTCATAGATGATTGTAGGTTTCCAAATGAGGCCGACTGGGTTAAGTGTAGTGGGGGGAAGGTTGTTTGTTTGTTTCGGGACGGGATTGAATATACAAAAGGCCACGACAGTGAATTGCCACTGCCTGAGAATTTGATAGATTACAAACTTGATGCGGGTGACATTCAAAATTCTGTAAATATAATCCTTCCAATTTAACCTTTTATAGTTTAAACATTCTGTATGCCAAACGATGCCTACAGCGAAGCAATTAAAGAGGCTTATGCCTCCGCCCCAACGGACATAGTCATAATTGATACACTTGAGATAAGTCACCCCTCTTTACCTGGGGGGACTATGTGGTTATCAAAAACCCTGGTTGACTACACTTTAACACTTGAGGATGGGGTAACCAATCAGCTCTTCAGCGCAACTGGTTTTGAATTTAAACTGCCAGCGGCGGGGGAGAATGGTCTTCAGGAGCTAGACATTGTGATAGACAATGTTGATAGGCGTGTCAGTGAGTTCATGAATGCGGTAAAAGACTCAAAGGATCCCGTCAAGCTCACCTACCGACCGTACTTGTCTACAGATTTAACCGCACCACAGTTGGACCCCCCTTTGGTTCTGAATGTAACGGATGTCAAAGCAGACGTATTTAAAGTGACTGCAAGAGCGACATTCGCCGACCTTTTAAATAAGAAGCACCCACTACAGATGTACACCAGAGCGAGGTTTCCAAGCTTGGGGGGCTCATAGAGGAATGGACAAGCACTGGGCAATTGATTATATAGGTTTACCTTGGGTAGCCGGGGGAGTAGGACCTGATGAGTTTGATTGCTGGGGCCTAGTTATAGATGTTTACTCAAAATTCAAGGGTGTAGAACTACCCAGAATGGCTGGTGTTGATCGGAGGAACCCTGTGGACATCTATAAAGAGATATTAAAATACAGAAAATTAGAGTCTGTAACCAACATGGGGTTTTATGAAGTTACTCAACCACAAGAGTTTGACATAGCATTACTTGGCAGATCTAATAACTGCCATCATGTTGGGGTATTTACAGATGGCTCCGGTAGTGGTATTGTACATTGCGCTGAAGCTTCGGGGGTAGTATTTGAAACCAGGTCCCAACTTAAAATTGAAAGGTACAACAAAATATTCTATTACAGATATGGCCAAAGCGATACACATAACTAATCCCTTCTCGAAAAAAATCGAAACAATCTTTGATTTCGAGAAAAACGAGACCGTTTTGGATGCAGCTGCGAAGTTGTACGGGGATGGTAATGCTGACTTTGTAGTTCCAACAATTTGCATAGTCGGTGACAAACCATTATTGAGAAAAGAGTGGGTGTCTTATATACCAGAGGACTCCGAGGTTGTAAGCTTTGTTGCAGTGACTGGAAATCCCGTTGTCTACATAATCATAGCCGTCGTTGTTTCTATTGCGGTCAGTTTGTTAATGGTTGTGACACCCCCCAAAATGGGGTCGATACCTGAACCTGACCCTGTGTTCACCCTACGGGGCCAAACTAATAAAGTAAAGCTGGGTGATCCAATTGAAGACCACTATGGTCGTGTCAGAATTTTCCCTTCATACGCCGCCATATCTTATAACAAGTACATAGACAATGAACAGTATCTGTATTCTTTGTTTTGTCTTGGTCAAGGCGAGTTCGAAATTGAGAATGTATTTGTTGAGGATACCAATATCAATAACTTTGACGATACTGAGTATGTAGTCTACGAGCCAGGTGAAACAGTTGATTTGTTTAGGGACAATGTTGAAACTTCTAACGAGGTTGCTGGGATTGAAATGTTTGGTCCCAATGAGCCTGAATATGACAGTTGGGTTGGACCCTTCGCCGCTGGTGGGCCACAAAGTTCATCTGACATCATTGAAGTTGATGTCATTATCCCACAGGGCCTAAACTATTCAAACGATGAGGGCGGGCTAGATAGCCGTACTGTAACTGCATCGTTTCAATATCGGCAAATTGATCAAAATGGTGACCCGGTTGGGAATTGGCTAGTATTAAGTGAGTTCTCAAAGACATTGAGAACTGTGACTCCACAAAGATACACCCTGACGAAGGTAGTACCTTCCGGCAGATATGAGGTTCGGGCCAGAAGAACTAATAACAAGGACACAAACTTCCGCGCAAACAATACTGTCAAGTGGGAGAGTCTCAGAGCTTTTTTGCCAAATGTTGGCAACTATGGTGACGTAACATTGTTGGCTATAAGAGCACGGGCTAGTAATAACTTTAATGATAGCTCAAGAAGCCAGATCAATTTGTTTGCAACTCGTAAACTGCCAATCTGGAACGGTGTACAATGGTCCAACCCTGTCGCAACTCGGTCAGCCGTTTGGGCCATGGCCAACATCTTTAGGTCAATCTATGGAGGCAACGTCACTGAAGATAAGTTCTTCGATCTTGATGATTTCCTTTTAAAGGATCAACAGCTTAACGCAGAAGGCAGAACTTTCGACTGGACCTTTGATACTAGAGGGACCGTCTGGGAGGATGCCGCAATGGTTTGTAGAGCTGTTCGTGGAAGGCCACTCTTGAGGGGCTCGATTATAACAATCGCTTTAGAGAGATCAAAAACAATACCAACGGCTGTTTTTGGCCCAAACAATATTGTAAGCGGCTCACTTGAATGGGACATAAAAATCTACAATCAGAACGAGTACGATGGTATCGAGGCGGAGTACGTTGATCCCATAACTTGGAAATCAGAAGTCCTGGTGTGTGCGTTGCCAGATTCTGGTGCGGATTACCTAGAGCCAATGAAGTTCCCTGGTATCACCAACAGGGACATTGCTTATCGCGAAGGTATGTACGAGGAAAGTAAGCGAAGGTACAATAGAGAGAATGTAACCTTCTCGACTGGACTTGAGGGTCACATACCAACTTGGGGTGACTTGATACTTGTTCAGCATGATTTACCAAAGTGGGGTCAAGGCGGCAGGTTGTTAGCTTTCCAGGGTTTAGTACTACAACTTGATAGTGAGGTTACCTTCACAACTGGTGAGGTTCACCAAGTGGTATTGAAAGATAAAACAGGTGCTGCCTCTGGGCCGCACATAGTAACAGAAGTAGTCGGTGACCCTTATAAAGTTGAGCTCCAAAGTCCTATAGACTTAAGCGTCTTTGATTTTTCTAGTACACATGAGCTACCAATCTTTGCATTTGGTGTGCAGAACCTTGAAGGCAAACTTTTAACCGTTGTTGATGTTTCAACCAATGGTGAAGAAGAAATCTCGATAACCGGGGTCAACTATGACTCTAGAGTTTTTTACTACGACACACAATCCCCTGCACCTCCGCTACCTGGCCCGAGTGTAATCGACTCATGGAGCCTTCCCAAGGTCAATGGCCTTGGCTACAGTTTAAGCAATGATGCAAGTCGTGTCACGATACTCTGGAACGCAATTCGATCCGCGAGATTGTTCATTGTCCAGTGGTCTGATAATTTAACAACATACATTGATTCGGTAGAGGTTACTGACAATACTCTCACATTGGATGTACCTTACACCCCAATGTATATCCGTGTAGCTGCCGTAACTGATTTAGGTCAAGGACCGTGGTCAGGTGTTACTTTGTCACAAAGTGCTACGGAGGCCGCGGTTCCAGTTCTCCCATCCAATGTAACTGTTGTTTCTGGCTATGGCTCGTTGCAAGTATACTGGGATACCCAAGCTGGTGCAGACTTCTATGAAATTTCAGCTAAACCATTTGCAAATGATGCACCATCAGCAGATGCCATAAGTGAGATAAACAATTACTTACTAGTTGGGCTGGGTGGTAATGAACTAATATATTTCCGAGTTAGAGCCGTCAAAACACTAACAACTGGGACACTGCTTTATTCCGCTTGGTCAAACCCTGTTGAGGGTACGACTAATGTCGTTATAGGTCAAAATTACTACGGACCAACCGCACCACCAGACCCTGGTGGGGTTTCAGCGGAAGGTGCAATTTGGTTTGATACTAACGATGGTAATAGAATGTACCGTTGGAGCGGCTCCGCTTGGGTAGACGTTCAAAAAGTCTTGGAGGCGGATGACTTCGGTCTTGGTATCCGTCCAATTCAGATTGTATCGGCACTCCCAATACTGCCAGATAGTGATTACCCTGATGGCTCACAGGTAACTTTGACCACAGATGACTACAGACTGTACCGTAACAACGGTGGCACCTGGGACTACTCAGTAAATACAGAACAGATCGACAACGGCGCGATCACCACCATTAAGATCGAAGATGATGCAATCACCACCATTAAGATCGAAGATGATGCAATCACCAATATCAAGATTATAGATGGTGCCGTTGTAGCGGGTAAGATTGCGGATGATGCTGTAGTTGCAGCTAACATCGTCAATGGAGAAATCATAGCTGGTAAACTCGGAGATAGTGCTGTAACGGCTGGCTCTATTGCGACTGATGCTGTAACTGCGGATAAGATCTTAGCTAATTCTATCACAGCCACTAAGATTGATGCCGATGCTGTAACTGCCGATAAGATTGCGGCTAATGCTGTTACAACAAGTAAACTTTTGGTCAGTGGCCGTGGCGCGGCTCTTAATGCTGATCCAGGATGCCAAGACTCTTCGGCGTGGGTTAAATATCCTAATAGTTTATCGAATGCAACTTTTACGACTATCACTGATGGTTTAGTAGGTAACAATGTAATAAGAGGTTCAAACAGGGCATGGTATAACGGGGACGATCGTTTGCCATTCGACCCAAACAAAACGTATCGTATCCGTGGTGTAGTTAGAAGGTCTTCCGCCACCGCTGATGGGACATGCTACCTTGGGGTCGCATTGTTTGATTCTAATGGCACCAACATAAGTGGCAATGGCACCCAGTGGTTTTATGCAGGTGGTGGGAGTTTTCTCCCTGGTACTGATTTTACACTTCGCTCCGATGAGTTTGGCTTTGATACGACCGAAACCTTCCCAGCCAATGCCAGAACGATGGCACCTTTAATTATTCTCAGTTATAATGCTACTACTGGATACATGGAGGCCCAAGATATTCGTATAGAAGAGAAAATCAATGGTGAGTTGATAGTGGACGGGGCGATTACTGCCGATAAGATTGAGGCTAATGCCGTTACTGCCGATAAGATTGAGGCTAATGCCGTTACTGCCGATAAGATCTTAGCTAATTCCGTAACTGCCGATAAGATCTTAGCTAATTCCGTAACTGCCGATAAGATTGCAGCTAATAGTATAACTGCATCAAAACTTACACTTGGTGGGACTACTGGTAACATTGTAGGAACCTCTAACCTGACCGATTATTCCTACTGGACTCTTGTACAGGGTACAAATTTAACTTTTCAAAACCCTTCCAATCCGGTCACTTGGAATTCTACTAAGGTTGCCAAGTTGGGCGACAATGCAAATGTTATAGTTGTAGACGGCAAAACTTTCGAGGTTGAGCCAGGTGATGTAATAAGTGCAAGATACAAAGCATATATAAATTCCGGCACTGCGGGGACTGTATATATGGACATTAAGTACTCCCAGAATGAAGATTTCACTGGTACCTTATCGTACGGTTACTTCTCAAATGGGTATATCCCATATAATGTTCTTACAACTGTCGAAGGTAAAGCTGCACCAGTCCCCACCGGTTACAGATTTGCAAAAATCAGGATGGTAAAACTTGATAATGGCCCACTCCGTGCATACTTTGGGGACACATATTTTAAAAAAGCTATAGACACGCGCTTGATAGTAGACGGAGCTATTGAAGCTTCCCAAATTTCAGCGGGTGCAATCACCGCCGATGCGATAGGTACCAACGAGATTGTTGCTAGCCTGGCCAACTTGTCCCAGGCTGTGATTGATGATCTATCTGTTGGAAGTATATCTGCGGGTGACATCACAACGGGTACAATTGACTCCGCTGTGTTTAACCTGAATGGCACTGGTGGTGTGATTAAATCTGATAACTTTAACGCAACAAATCTTACAGGGTTCCAGATTCGGGGCAACGGTGACGCGCAGTTTAATGATGTAGTCATGAACAATGGTGTATTCCACGGTCGAATTGAGGGCAGTCAGATTGTGGTTGATAATGATGTTTACCTTTATCGTAGCGATGCTCTAACGAAACCTGCGGTGCCTACTTTATATAAACATGAGATAGCTTCTTTTTCCCGCGTTAGTCCTGTGCTAACAATATACGCTTGGAATGCTCCGGGAGCTACCACAGAAAATCGGTTTATCAAATCAAGCCCAAAGGTAGTCCTTACTGGTTCCTGTACTGGAGAGGGGAGTAATGGATTTCTACTACAACGGAATTTGAATGGGGCTGGTTGGGTTACAATCTATACAGGACAAACTTTAACGGTACGCTACCGCGCTGGGGATGGTTTTGATGAAGCTTCAATTGGATCATTAACCTACATTGATTCTGTGCCCGGACAGTCAGGAACCGAATACGTAAAATATCGGACATATAACAATTGGGAGCAAGATAATTTATCGATATCTTTACAAATCAGCAACTGGTAAAAAAAATTATGGCACTACTAAAAACACACACATTAGAAAATGGTATCCCCATTGAATACTGGGCAGTCAAACAGTCCACTGAGTTTGATTATCACGCTCAGGTCTGCCGCTTGTGGATTCTAGCATGGATCAGTAAAGCAACCAGGGACGGTGGCTCAGGATACGTACACCAGGCGACCCGTGATTACTATGTTAGCGTTGAAGACTTCAACACCTACTTCTCCGACGAGGTTCTTAAGCAAGAAGGTAATTCATTTAACTCCCAGGCTTATGCATACATCTTGGCAAATGATCCATTCTTTGCGGACGCTGTTGAAATCTAAACTCTTGCGAGATCTTGCAGATTTTTAACAGCGGCCAGGAAACCATCCTGGCCCTCGCCACGTGCCCTGAGAGACTCGAGGACTGCGTCATCTACAGTCCCAGTGCAGACAATCCTCACAACCCTTGTCTCTTCTTTTTGACCGGTTCTTGCAAGACGGGCGTTGAACTGATCATACAGTTCCCTCGACCAGGTCGGTGAAAACCAAACCGCTATACGGCCACCGTCCTGCAACCGATCAACACCATGTCCGATTGATCGGGGATCGGCTACAAGCATGGGTATCTTACCGGCGACCCACCTATCAAGGGTATCTTCACGAAATAGCTCAGCCCCCTTGCAGGATTTCAAGATTCTTGACTGCTCATGCTTGAAGGCAGTGGCCACTAGGATGGGCCCAGGGTTGTCCTTTTGAAACTTCTTTAGTGCTTTGATCTTGTTGTCATGGACTAGGCCGACAGAACGATTCTCATCGTATACAGCCCCAGAGGTTACCTGTAAAAGTTTGTTCATTTTCACCGCAGCATTTACCGCCACCACTTCTTTCCCATCCTCCAGCTCGGCCAGGAACTCCTTCTGGAGTTCTTTGTATATCTTGGCCGCCTCCTTTGGCAAAGAAACCTCAATGTCCTCAACGCTTGTTGGGGGTATGTCTAGCCAATCCTCGGACCTAAGTACCAAAGAGAGATCGGAAAGCTTCCCGGTTACAACCTCATCAGCCCCGGGACGTGCTAGCCATTTTGGGAACTGTGAAAAAGCATTGTCAGGTTTTAGATAAGCCTGGCGAAACCCATAGAATGATTTGCCCAAAAGATCGCCGCCATCTAGAAGGCGGATTTGAGAGAAAAGATCAATGATACCATTCGGTCTTGGGGTGCCGGTAAGGCCCCAGTGGCGGTCAAACAAATCCCTGTACTTGCGGATGGTGTTTATCCGTTTGCTGCTATGTGATTTAGCCTTAGAGAGCTCGTCCCATATGATGGTGTCCACTGGCATGTCTTCTTTGTTAACGCCCTCAAGGCAAGACTTACAGAATTGTGGTATCCTTTCGTAGTTGAGCAAATAGATATCAGCGGAGCCATCCTTCCATGCTTGCATACCCTCCCTGGTTCTCAGCAACGCAACCCTCATCCATTTAAACTTATCCCACTTCTGGATTTCATAAGGCCAAGTTAACACTGACACTCTAAGGGGTGCCACAATTAGCGCACCCTTTGTGGCACCCTCACAAAAAAGATCGTCCAGTGCCGAGAGTGTCATTGATGACTTGCCCAACCCCATCCCGGCAAAGAGTGCGGCTACATTCCGATCTTTCAACCATTTGATTCCTATGTCTTGGTGTTTAAGGGGCTGGAATTGCATCTGATATTCTCACTATTCTTTCTTTCTGACTACGGGTAAAGGACCTAAGAGTGTCCATCTTTTTAACGAACTTACGATCTTCTCTGCTCATCAACTTGTAGAACTTAGGCTTCTTAAGCCTATAAAGCACAGACTTTAATTCAAAAAAGTTTGGTGGGTTCTTCATTTGCAAATTGAATCAATGAGAAGCTTCCCCGAAATAACATCGTCACACCAAGCAGCGTTGGCGTTGTTTTCTTTCAGCTTATTAATTTCACGAAGTTGAAGTTTAGTTGGCTTTTTACCTGGGGCTTTAAGCTCAAGAAAAAGAACCTCCCCTGATGGTGATATTACTATTCTATCCGGTACACCCCTGTTGCTCGGAGATGAAAACTTATAGTATATGCAACCTCTCGATTTGGCGTAACTACCTATTTTCTTCTCAACTTCCTTTTCAAGCATAGGACAAAGTAACCGGTATCATTTGTTTCTTGGGATTAGATTCTATAATCTTCCCCATGATAATGACCCGCTCCGCCTTTTGCAAACGGATTATAAATTTATTGATCATTGGGGAGCGTGGTCTCTTCCTTTCGAGTTCAATAAGGATTAACTTTTTTAGGTCTTCCGCTGATGGTGGATTGCTAGAAAGAGCGGAATTCATTGCATTCCAGCAGTTTAAATAACCCGCGCTTTT